TTGGAGATTCAAACCAGCCAGAGTGGTCTACGAGCATCCAAGTGGGCTCGAATTTGACCTTAGAGCAGTACCTGACCTCACTGTATGGAGAGATGAGGCTCTTGGAGATGGAGTTGTAGGTGAGTCTTGAGTCGCTAACGCTCCCCGCCGAATACATTCTCTGCCTGAACCTTTTGTGGTTTAGTGCTCGGTCACGCCTGGTCCGATCGCGCTTCGCTCGACTCGGACCGCTATTTGGAGTAGTGTAATGCTGACTAATATAGGGAGACCCAAGTCCCTAGTGATCTTTGGCCCGACCCAAGTGGGCAAAACGACATGGGCTAGATCATTAGGCAACCATGTTTATTTCATGGGTATGATGAGCGGTGAGGTTGCCTTACGCGATATGCCTGACGCCGACTATGCCATTTTCGACGATATACGAGGCGGCATCGCTTTTTTTCCTGCATGGAAGGAATGGTTGGGAGCGCAGCAAGTAGTCACGGTGAAGAAATTGTACAGGGATCCCGTACAGGTAGAGTGGGGCAAACCATCAATATGGCTGACGAATATGGATCCACGTGAGCAGTTGAGAGCTGACGTCACAATGCATACGGCACAAGGCAAGCTTGACGCGATCAATAACGATATTGATTGGTTAGAAGGAAATTGTATTTTTGTAGAAATGAGGCAGTCGATTATTTCTCATGCCAATACGCAGTAGTATGGCTACGTATAGTCAATTTATCAGCTGCTGCGCCATCCACACAATCAAACATGTCCAAAAAGTAAACATCTCCTAAGCCTTTCGTACCAATAGCAGACCAACGATTGCTAACACCAGGGGGAGCTACTCCAGCTTCGTCGTCGTCATAAAACATAGTTTTGTTAAGAGGCAACCATTGCCGAAATTGATGCTCGTGAGGACTAGCGTTACCGCTACGAATGGTTCGGGTCTTGTCATAATGAATAGTCATAAGATCCCGATTGGGTTTAGCGAGGAGGTATGAGCTGAAGTCAGTGCCTTGAGCACCTTGAAATAGTCGTGCTAACGTAATAGCATCCGCAAAGGGTGTCCAGGGGCGATTCCATCCGTTACTGAGTTCGACACTAGCACTGTCCTCGCGGAGGCCTTTGGCTGAGAATACGAGACGTCTCCACTTCCATGATACACCGGTTGCAACAGTAAGCGAAACAAGCTCGGATATGCCCCTCCAATAGACGATGGAGGAGCTACGTTCCGCAGGGATATGAGCGCCATTGATATTCTTTTCGCGAGCGGTGGCGCAAAACAAAAATACAGACTGACTGCCTTGAGGGCGGCCGTCAATAGACAACGATCCAGCAGTAGGTACCGAGGGATTATGAAACGGCATGTTATCGCGTTTCTTAGTCGATGCGATGTTGAGAATACGCTTCTTCGAGGTCATTGAAGTCCTCTTCCTGTAGGTGGACTTCTTGATACGGGATTGGCGGCGGACGGGGCGGCGGCGTGTTCGTGCGCGCCTGGTCCTGCGAGTGTACCGCCGTGAATAAGCCATGGACGTCCGTGCAGACTTGATAATCAGGATGTTGGGGGCCTAGATCGCAAACGTTGTCCTGATTGGGACAAGCGAGATGATGATTGGGGGTAACGAATACGTAATAAGGCTTAGTGGTGTCGTAGGCTCCTCGAGGCATGGTTGCGTGCAGGAAAAAGGGGTGAGGTCACAGGTATTTATATGGTAGGGTGTGTCCTGTGTCCTGGGCTATAATATTAGTTTGCCCAGGACCCTCCGGGACACACCTCTTTGTCACATGACCTTTCAAGTTAACTATCGATATGTCTTACTCACTTACGCGCAGTGCGATGACCTTTCTGAGTGGGACATTCTGGACCATATCAGCAGCCTTGGAGGCGAGTGCATCATTGCACGAGAGAAACATTCTGATGGAGGGACTCACTTCCATGTTTTCTGCGACGCTGGAGAAAAGCGAAAATTCAGATCTCGACGAGCCAATTATTTTGATGTCCGAGGCTACCATGCGAACATATCGCCATCAAGAGGCCGTCCTGGAGAAGGTTACGATTATGCGACAAAAGATGGAGACATTGTGGCTGGGGGACTTGCACGGCCAGGCTCAATACCAGCTCCTGAAGCTGAGAATAAGTGGAGCATTATCTGCCGAGCGGAAGATGAGTCAGATTTTTGGAAACTTGTTGAGGAACTGGATCCTAAGGCACTCGCCACGAACTTCAGCAATCTCCGACGATTTGCCGATTGGAGATTCAAACCAGCCAGAGTGGTCTACGAGCATCCAAGTGGGCTCGAATTTGACCTTAGAGCAGTACCTGACCTCACTGTATGGAGAGATGAGGCTCTTGGAGATGGAGTTGTAGGT